TTCCTTCCCACGAGTTTGCCCTGGAAATTCCACACAGGCATAACCCCACTTTTGAGCCCATCCATTAACTGCTGAATAAATTTTGAGTCCTCAATAACAATCTCTGTGAAATTCAGAGTCACAGAGTAGCTCTGAGGTACTTCCTGCTCCTGCATTGAGCCGAGAGGCTGATACTTTGCGTTGGAAACATTCACCTGAGACTGATATGTTTCCATTGTCGCAAGCAGGGTACCCTCATCGTCGTAGAGGCCTCCGTCTTTGCCTGTAAGAACCTTTCTTACATCTTCTGCTGCGCTGTTGTTAATCATAGTTTAAACCTCCCTGTTACGATTCTGCGCTAAAGCGGAAACGGTATGTGAGATAGAACTTCTCGATGCTGTCGAGGTCGTCAACGCTGATTACAAACCACGCGCTGTCGCCCTTAGGCGGATTCGCTGTATCTTCCGCAAAACTACCGCCTGACAGTTTGCCTTCGGCAACCATTGTGTTGATAACATCATTGGCGGCCGCTACGACAGAACCTCTGCCGTCGGCGTTATTGTTGATTTTACCGACCAACTTTGCGACAGTATCGCCGATACGCTGCATAAGCTCAAATCTCGTTTTTACGCGGCGGATTTTCTTCCAGCCTTCGTCTAAATCGTCGCTCGGGTTGACGAGGGTATTGATTCCCTGCTCTACCCAAACGTCGCCGTCTGAATTTGTAGTAAATACGAGACATCCGTTGAGGAGAGCTTTCTCAATCTGCGTATTAGTAAGCGCGGTTTCGAGCTCTACGAAATCATCAACAACCCTGTGAGTGATTGACTGACTTGACGGAACCGCCGCAATCATCGCCGCCACGCGTGCAGTAACGATGTATCTCTCCTTTACAGTTCCCTCGGTGCTTGTTGCGCTGTTGAGAACGTATACGACTTTCAGGTCATTGATAGATTTTGCGCGCTCAATCCTCGCGGAAAAATCGACATTCGAGGCGTCAGCTAATACGGCTATAGGATAAGAACCCGCTGCGTAAATTCTCGCAACAAAAGCCTCTACGAGCGCCTGAACAGCTGTGTCTGTGCTGTCTACGCAAAGCGTGTTGAAAGTGAACGGCTCGAGCGCGGTCAGAGCTGTTCCGATAGCTTCTGTATTAACAGTCGGGTCTGTGCCTGCCGTAAACGACATCTGCGTACCAGAGGCGAGAACGCCATTGCCCGCCGCTAACTTTGTCGCGGTGAAATTGTTACTCTTATTGATTGCCTTTACGAGTTCCTCTACCTCTCCGCTTGCCGTGCCTTTAGCAAACGTAAACTTCTCAAACTCGATAGTGCCGTCATAAACAATGCACTCTCTGTTGTCGGTGTTTGTGAGGCTGTCGCGAATAGTTGCGGTGAAAGCTCTTGTGCCTACAAACTTCGAGGTTACGGTGATTACGTTTACCGCCTCCTCTGCTGTAGTGTCTTTCAGCGTAATGCTCGCGGCCGTTCCGCCGCTGCCTGCGCGTACAACGAACATTGTCGTAATGTCCTCTTTGAACGCTTCTGCGATAATGTCGGTTGTGCCGCCTGAGCCGAAAATATCGTTGACGTTGTCGCCTCTCTTGATTTCGACTACCTTGTTAAGCGGCCCCCAGTTAGCGCGTATAACTCCGGCGACGATTCCGTTGACCGCCGCTGCAGTAGAAATACCGCTCGCGTTTTCGGTTCTGTGATATTCGCCGGGGCGCACTTTGGTTTCGCCTATTGTGAACGTGGACATCTGTTATACCTCCTTGTTCATAAATTCTTTAATTATCTTCTGAGCTGCGCTCTTTGTTGTTCTCTCCACGCCGGAATGTCTGAGCGCAGCTACGACTATATCCGGCGTAACGTCATCGCCTAAAACGTGAGGAGCATTTGCGAATTCTTCTACCGAATATTCGCTTTCGGCTTCTGCAGTAGGCTTTGTAGTTTTTTTAGTCATTTTGACCTCCGTTAATAAAATATTCGAATTGGATTAACTTTCTGGCTTAACCTCAGCAATCCGAATTGTGCACTTATATTAAGCTGACCTTTCGTAAGAGCGTTTTGGGAGCTGTCTGCCGACAGATTGGTTACGAACATCGGAGACGAGTCTAACATAGTTACTTCTCCGCGTAGTAAAAGGTCGTCAGTTAAAGCTCTGAGCCACCTTATTTCCTCTCCTGTCGCGAATATATGACAAGCTATATTAGCGTCAAGCCACACAACTGTGTTAGTCTCTCTGTTTCTCCGCAATCTCTCGAGCCTAAAATAGAAAACCGGGTTATTGCCCGAGGGCTCGATGATTTCAGGTAAATTCTTTTCAGCGATAACTACGCAATCATCAGCAAGTCCCTTGATATAGCGATTGAGCGCCTGTATGGGGTCCGGATCCGTCGTTTCCTGTTTTGAAAACTCAAAAATCTCAAATGTAACCGTCGCCCCGACAACAATACCGCTTGCGTTCTTCTCGGACTGCAGCGAACTCTGGAAAGGCTCGCTCTTTGACCAAAGAAATGCGTATGGGTATCCGCCCTCCGGGGTCATAAACACATCCTGCAAAAGAGAACGTATTATAGGCTCTATATCCTCGGGCTGCGCTCCATTTCCTGAACACCAAATGTCTACAGTCAGCACGCCGCTCGTTCTCCTGTCGTCGTTTGCCTGATAGTCAATGACAAAATTCACTCTGGGATATTCACGGTTCTTCGACCAATTACGCTGAGTGTCATCGGGGGAAGTCTGATAAAAAACGGCGGGCTTGTCCCTGTAGGTAGTCAGCTTTTCAGCAAGTTCAGAGCTTGTGATTAAGCGATTGTAAATGATTTCCTCAAGGGTCCTCATTGTTTTCCACCTCAATGTTTTCAGTCTCTATGTTTTCCAAATCAGAGCTCCATTTGATTTCCCATTCTTTATTGCAAACATCGTCAACCAAAACGGTGATTCTGCTATGCACATTAGTGCCGGGTAATAAGTAAAGCGCAATGATTTCCTCTCTCGTAGCTTTAACTACGAGCCCGTTCTCGTAGTCATCCCAGGATTTGTGTTTCAATCGAATAAAATCGCTCTTATGAATTTTGTCGAGGTCAAAAAATGTATTCTGACTTGTGGCTAAAATCCCCATATACTATTCCTTTCATTTGGTTAGTTCCGAGAATATTCTCTTTACCTGTGGCTTCGCCTTTTCAATAATTGCGTTCTTATAAGGTCTCGCACTTACTCGTGAAGTTCCTTTTTCGAGTAATTCGGCGTATGGGACGCGGGTGTATATTCCTACGGTTATTTTCCCTTGCCCTTTGTGCTCGGCCTTAATGCCCCAAGATATACGAAGTGTTCCCGTCCTTACTGCCGGCGGCTCACCGGGAGCGGAAGCTGTATAAGTTGCCTGCGAATAAGGTTTTTTATACACTTTGCCGCTCCTCTGGCCTCTTAACACATTCAATGCCGCGTTTCTCATAGCGTTAGCTGCCCTAACCGCGCACCGCTGTGCCTTGGAGTCTGACTCCCTCACCATATCTTCGACAGCTATTTTGAATTCACGCTCAATTTCTTGAAAATTATCCGCCATCCTGAATGTCCTTTCGCTCGTCGCAGTAATACAGGGTCCACAGTCCCATTTCTCCGGGGTTGTCTATCGAACGAATAAGGTATACTTTGTTGCCTGATATAAGGCGGTCGCCTTCTTTGGCTTTCGGCTCTCCTTCGTGGCTGATAACGTGAGAGATAGTATGGCCGAGCTGTTTGAATTGCGACTGTTGCTCCGGGTTAGCTCCGCAGAGTATCGCAAGGAAAGGCTCAGCGTCGTCAGTTGAATAAGAGCCGACGACGCGTCCCCTCTCGTTAGGGGTTTGCTCCCTTCCTTCTATGAAAAAATGCTTCCACAGTTGCTCGGGTCGATTGTAGCGTCTCCGTCTATGCATTTCGGCGGCCCCCTATCGTCAGTCCGCTTTCAGGGTTATCGTGCATTCCCTCGCGGAAATAAGGTTTTCCCCCGAGTCTTCCGGTCTTCACTATGCCGCTCGGTACAGACGAGTTTTCGAGCTCTTTTTTGAGGTCGTTATACATCTTCTCCCAATTCTCGTATCTTTCGCGTAAAGATAAGGAGAGCGGTCCTATTTTTTCATCCACCTCATACGAAAAGCCGCGCATAATGCTCTCGACTAATTTCAGTTTTGCCCGCTTCCATGTTTTAGTAGAGGCGATAACGGCTCTGATTTCCTCGTCGCAAAGCATTGCTGTTTGCCCTTTGTCCTCAACGATTGTGTCGCCGAGTTCAAAACGCATTTTATCTACGCCGGGCTCACCGATGTTAGCGGGGTTGTATGAATAAGATTTATTCATTCAGCCTCACCGCTCTCCTCGCTTTCGGCGAGCTTAGCAGCGCGTTCCTTAGTTGCTTTCTTCACAGAAGCGTTTTTGGCAAGAGCATTGATAATAATCAGCTGAGTATCTGACTCAATCGTTGTAATCGCTTTGAGAATATCGTCGTTCTTCAGTTGAAGAACCTCGAAAGCGGTTACAATGTCTTTCTCGTCCGCTGAAAGCTCCAAGACGCCGTTTTCCGTCTCGATTGGTAAATTTACCTTAATAGCCGCAAACGCGTCATCCTGACCGTTTTCTACGTCATTCTCGATGTCTGCAGTCGCCTCTGCGATAAAGCCCGTTCTCAAAAGAGCAGGAACTCTCGCGGGAATAATGGCCTCAGCGGGGATCGCCTCGCCTGCTTCATATACCTTGCCGCTAAACTGTATCTGCTTTAAAGCAATGTAACCGCTCATTGGAGTTCCTCCTTATACGCAGTCTTTAAAATACATAGCGAGGCAATCGGATGTCTTCTTCATATCCGTTGACATAAGGCCCTCGATAAACTCTGAGTGCGTGCCATTCTCGCCTTCGTACTGGTCGTAAGCAGTAAACGAGCCATTGCCGAGCATATCCCAGGTAAAGATATAACCTGCGGAGGGCTCGTCGATAGCCGGTGCATTTGTTGTGTAGCAAAGGAGCGCTGCCTTCGGGTCACAGATAAACTGCATATTCTCCTGACCGATACCGGCTGCGTTGTATGTAGAGTCAAGTACAACTACCTCGGAAAGACCGAAAAGCTCTGCGAGAACTCTCTCGTTAACGATAGCCGGGTTCGCTGTTGAGCCGCTGTACTTTACACGCTCAACAATATCGCCGTGATTGATAAGCGCGTTAAACGCTTCAATTCCGAGGGCGAGCTTGTTCGGTGTACGGCGACCTTCTCTCTTGATTTCCTTCTTCTTGTTGTTAAAGAAGTTTACGGGGTCGAAGTTGCCGTCGGAGAACTTGAGGAACTGCGTAGCGCTCGGAGTGCTTGCAACGCCTGTGTACTCCTGAGACCATACGCCGCTCTTAAAGAAGTGCTGCGCAAAAAGAAGGTCCAGGTGGAGTAAGAGCTGCTCTGTTGCAAATCTTACCTTGCCACGGCGCGGGTCGATTGCTCCCGGCGCGCCTGCGCGAGTGTAATCGAGCGAGCCAATCTGGTCTACGCCAACGATAATCTGGTCCACCTCGCAGTGGTACGCGTCGTCGGTGTGTCCCATAATTGCGGGCTGAACCTTTCCAAATGCAGGCTTTCTCTGCACATTATCTCTCGCAAGGTCTTCCTTGCTGAATGTGTAGAAATAACCTGTTGACTGTGAAACAGGAACAATCGGGAAGATTTTTGTAGCCACATAGTCAGCGGGGTTCTGGAAGAACGCCTGCGAGATATTTGTGAGATAAAGGTTAGGCTTCCAACCTTTTGAAATCTTCGCCTGGATTGCTCCGTTTGATAACTGATTACTCATAATCGTTTACCTCCTCTTTATTCTGCAGGTGAATAACCTGCTTTAATAATCTGTACGCTGATAATATTATCAGCTGCTGTAGCTGCTTCGAGCGCCACAGCGAGAATGAAATCACCTTCAGCAGCTTTAACGGCTTTGCCGTTAGCGTCTGTCGAAAGCAGGTCACCAGCAGCGAACGGCTCGCCAGCTTTCCATCTTGAAATATCCTTAACCTGAACAGTTACGGTATCGCCGACAGACTTGTTACCCTCCTCCGGCGGGAGAATTCCGATTGCGGTTGCTCCTGCCGTTGAGGCAGTAGTTATTTTGCCATTTTCGTCAAAAACAGCTGCAAGAAACTCTGCACCCGCAAGTTTAGCTCCTGCTAATCCCACAATTACAGGGCTTTCGTTAATTACTGTACCTGTGTATGACATAACTAATCCTCCTCTTAATTTCTTGATTCCTCGTACTCTTTAACGAGGTCGGGATGTTCTACGCACGCTCTGTCGATAGCCTCTGCATAAGAGAGCGCAGGAGAATTCTTGCGAATTTCCGCCGCGTGCTGCTCAATCTGGTTCCAAGCCTTGTCGCTTGCGAGTGCGCTGCCGTGACCGTTTTTACCAATCTCGGAAAAAGCTCCTGACTTCTCAACGGTCTCGAGCGAAGCGTCGAGTACGCTAATCATATCAGCGTACGCTGTACCACCTGCGTCCTTGAGAGCTTTCAGAGTCTTGGCGAGGTCTTCCGACTTTTTGCCGAGAATTTCATACTTCTTGCACTGCGCTAACAGTTCGCGGTTTTCTGCCTCGTTTGCGCGGTCTTTCCACTTCTTGATTTCCGCTGCCACCTCTGGGCTGACACCCTTAGCAACATCATCAGTAGAAGTAGGCTCTGCTGCTACCGGCTCCTCGGTTACGGGAACAGGCTCTGCTGTGGGCTCATCCTCAACGGCGGCTTTGGCTACGATGTTTTCGTACGCTTTTTTCTCCTCCGGGGTGAGCTTCGATGTGTCGATTTTCACTTCTTCATCGACTCCTTTCATAGAATTTGCGGTTGTACCGCCTGTGTTGTCCGACGTAGGTTCAGGCTCTGCATTTTCCGCGTGGGTTTCATTTCCCTGCGAGGTTGCTCTGCCTTCCCCGTTATCGGGATTGGTCTCCTTTTCAACGACATCAATGTTGAGCGCTTTCGCGATCGCCAAAAAGAAGTTTTTAATGCCTTTAAGCAAGGCTTTGTCGTTTTCGGGAGGTGCCGTTTCCGGCTCCTCCTCCGGCTTTCGTTTACAGAGGAGCAGGTTTGCACCCTTATTGTCTCCTTCTTCCACGAATGCCACTCTGTTGATTTCGAGGTCTGTAAGCTGATTCACTTGCCGTCCTCCTTTCCGCGGAATATATAAACAGGGCCTTAGCCCGGTCTATCATTTTCAATCGGGACTTTATAGGCGGTGCCTTCTATGCTGAACATACTGTATGTCCCGTCTTTAATCTTGCTCCATACATCAGCGTCGCTGACCTTGAAGCCTACCCACCACCCCGTAGGGAGTGTTCCTGCGGGTATTCCGAGTGCAGCTGTCTTCTCGGGCGTAAACATCATAGACTCAACAATTACCCCAACTCCGCCGCGCTCGTGGTTGTCGCTTCCTTCTCGGTATAGCTCAACGAACTTATAAGCTGCTTTTTCGAGAGTTGCGGTGTCTACAAATTCTCCGCTATGGTCTATCAGCTGCGCGCCGGCTGCGTCTTCGCATTGATACGCCCAACCAAAAGCGATATGCTTTTCTTCATCGTGTTTTGCGATTTGGAAATTAGCTTTGATGACTCCTGCTTTTCTTTGAGCAGGTACAGCGACAAAGCTAAACTCATATGCGTCGGTCGGGTTAGACAATTCACCGTAGCATAATGCCCCGTTGTATTCCTGCCCGAGGCGGTGCTGACACTCTACGGAATGCAAATCGTTATGACATATCGAGCAGATTATCTTTGAGATTGATACGCCAACAGAGACCTCTTTGAGTATTCCGGCTTCAATAGCCTTAATGGTTTCGGCTGTTCCCTCTGTGCGGAGCATATACGCACGCGCTACAAGCCGCTGTAATTGGTCTCCTGCGGCGGTATACTCTCCGGGCACGCTTTCAACAGCGCAGGAGATTATTCGCGCCACTTGGTTTTTCGCGGTTGGATTGTGGTCGAAAATACCTGTCTTGCCTACAAACAGCTTCGCGAGGTCATTTAACGCTCCCGCTGTAAACCTCTCAAAGTCGCGGTCTATGTCGTTATCACAGAGTACAACTGTAAACACATAAACGTCCTCCGGGTTTAGTTCTTTGCGTGAATACCCGTTGATTAACTGCATTTCTCTCTGAACGGTGCTGTCAAGCGCCATTTTTTTAATATTATTTTCCATTTATTCACCCTCAATGTAGCAAAGAGCACAACGACAACGCGGGTGCGCCGGCGGCGTTTCTTTGCTTCCTTCGTATAGTTCTCTTGCTTTAAAGTCAAACTCGTCTCCGAGGTCGATAATCACCCCGTCCAAAGCTCCGCAATCATCACACACCAACTCGTCGGCCGCTGTAGACCATTGCGGTTTCATTGTTGGAGGAAGAACTCCCTCTTTTACCATTTGCTTTACCGCGTCGTTTCCGCCTTTGTTGTACGAAAAAGATAATTCAGTTTCCGCAATCATCATAGCGCGCTGTCTGTGTTGTCTTGTAGCATATCGAACAGCCGACTCGCGAGCACGACGTTGAGCCTCTCGCTCTATTTGCTTTTCGGTCGCTTTAGGTCGCTGCTCCGTGAGTATCTCTGTGTATTGCCGCTTCCTATTGACGTAAAAGCGGGCGTTTGCTTTTGCCTGTCGTTCGTTTAGCCCTATAAGCGGACGGGTCAGCCTTGACATTTCGTCTATATCGAGTTGCCCGTCTGTCGCAAATCTGATTAACCCCTGGACCGCCTCTTGCGATTCGTTGCTCATTAGAGTTATCCATTCTCCACCGTGAGTTGTCACCCAATTTTCAATACCCGTAACAAAAGGGTCATAAACCGCTCCTGTTGTAAGCCCGGCAAGTGTTTCTGCTCCGCCTTGAGTTATAGCTGTCATAATAGACGGTTTGAGGTATTCGTTGAAAAATTGCGCGTAGTCTTCTATCCAGATTTGTATAGTTTTAACTGTCAACCCTCCGCGAAGAAAAGCCTCGCGGAGCTCCTTGTATGTCATTGCGTTCTGCTGCTCTCCCCAAAAACGGACTAACAGTCTCGCGATTCTCGGGTTTTCTTTGTTGAGGAATCTGTTAAGTCTCTCAAGTGCTTCGTACTGTGCCCTTGATTTCCTTTTAATTGCCCTCAAACGAGGTTTTAGGTCAAACATAGCAATCTGCCTTTCAATCAACTTTTCTCGCGTCTCACGCCATTTCTGAGGAGTTATCGTCTATATCCTCGTCGATTTCAGTATCTTCGTCATCGCTCGAGCCGCCTCTTTGCTCTCCGTTCTCGTCTATTCCGCCCTCACTCGCGGATGTATCTTCGCGCTCCTCCCAATCTTCGAGCCTTTCGGGCATTCCCGCTTGGGCCCTCGCAAAGTCTTCGAGTCCTTCGTCTGGGATAATTACTCCTGCGTCTATCATCTTCTTTAGATAATCGCCGAGTTTTTCGAGGTTAGCGTCTTCTACGTCGCTATGAGTAAGTTGAGGATAATCTGTAATACCGCTGAAATGCTCTCCGTTGATGTCGATAAGGTCAGGTATGGCCTTATTGTTGAAAACTTCGCATATCATATCGAGGTAACAGCCGATTGCCATAGCGAACATCTTGGTTTTATCGCTCGATAGAGCGAAGCTGCCTACCTGCTGATGTCCGAGCAGGATAAAGTCAGCAAGAACAGTCATAGCAATTCGAGCGTCGTATCTCTCGATAATCTTATTAGTGTCAAACTGCCTCTGCCCGCCGGTACTTAAAAGCTCTAACGTCCAACCGAACGGAAGGACGATTCCTTCCATACTGTCACGACGGATATTCTGCACGATTGCCTCTGCGTTCGTTCTCGCTGTTGTCATTTCCGCGTCGTCGATGCTCCAAATATCCATTCCTTCCGGTGCGTGAAGCGTCGGCAGTCCGGCGAGGTCTCTCTCAATTCCGATTCCCTCGATTTCCTGAATTCTGCGCTTGAAATACCAATCTCTGTAGGCGTTACGCAGAACACTCTTGCCCTCTGGGTTACCTTTTCGGCTCTTGGTTCTGAAAAGCAGAAGTTTCTCTATTGGTATGTTTATGAAGCCGAAGTCAGGGGGTGGGTTTTGAATTAGACCAACGAGATTGTCGTTCTCGTCGTATATCCACTCATAAAGAGAGTCCTGTGACCTAATAGGGAGTTTTTGCCAACCTATCAGCCCGTCTGTAAACTTGCTCCTCAATCTCGGGTCTCTCTTTTTCCCCATTCGGCGCTTATAAACTATTTCGTGTGCGCTCCAACCGTAAGTTAAAAAGGACAAAATCTCGCTTATGGTATCGCTCCACGAAATATCGTTCATATCGTTCATACAGCTTATAACGAAATCCGCTGCCTCTTGGTCCGCAGCTGCCGTTCCCTGCGGCTGTACGTCCCACACTACCTGTCTTATCAGGGTTTCGATAGAAAACAGTATTGAGCCGATTATGTCATCGTTCTCGCTCATTTCTTGAAAAACGGCAATTCCTTTTTTGCCTCTCAGCTCGCGGAGGAATTCCTCATAGAATAGACCTCCGTATCTTTTCTGACCGAGGCGACCGAATTCTTTTGCGCTGTTTGCCATTTGTTATCCTCCTATGATGTCCAGTAGCTCTGTTTCGAAAGTCCCATTTGAGCCGGTGGAGCTGTCATTTGTGGCTTGTCCATTAGATAAAGTATTCCTTGCACAAGCGCGTCAGTTGTATCTTTATAGGTGCCCTTTGGAAACATTAAAAGGTCCTGTATTAAATCGTGCACCCATTGGTGCGTCTTTGGGTCGGGAAAATGAATATTTCCTGCTTCAAAGTACGGAGTTACGCTGATAGCGCGCTCCTCTTTACTGCCCTTCGGGTTGAACTCTACCATTCCTGCAATTTCTTTTTTCAGCAGGTCTACGATTGCAGGCCCGTTCGCTTTGTTCTCCACGACCTTCGCCCTTGCTCGCGGCCACTTGCCCGACAGCGTTCTTACCGCTGCGACACTTTCTGTAAATGACATCTTTTCGTTGATTAAGTCCTTGATGTATATATCGGCTTTATGTCGTCCCATTACGAAGCCTGCGACTTTTGCGCTGCCCTCGCTCTTTGTAAACGCCATATCCCAACTCTGTATATCCTGCGTGTTTGGCGCGGCTCCGTCGGAATAAAAATTGCCGAGCCATTCTCTCTTGAAAATAACACCCTCTGCAGGAGCAGGTACCTGTTGAAACTGTCCCGCGTATTGAAGCGAACCCATACTCTTTTTTAAGTCTGACAGAATATTCTTGTCGAAGCGTTGAGGGTTTAGCGGGTCGCCTTCCTCTCGCGTGAGCGTTTTCCCGCTCTTTGGAAATTCGATAATAGTCTTTCGTTCAGCTTCCGCAGGCAAGCATAAATGCGTATATCCCAGGTCCTCCTCTAAAATGTAGCCGGTGAGGTCGTTCTCGTGGAGTCTCTGCATAATGACTATAAACGCACCTGTTGACGGGTTATCGAGACGCGTCTGTAGTGTGTTCTTAAAGAAATCTATCGAGTTTTGACGCTCGGTTTCGCTATTAGCCATTAGCGGGTTCTGCGGGTCGTCGATAATTATGATGTCCGCGCCGTTACCCGTGATAGCTCCTCCTACCGAGGTGCTGTACATCATTCCCTGATGATTATTCATAAACTCGTTTTGACGGTTTACGTCGGATTTGAGTGTAAACTTATTTCCCCAATTACTCTGGTACCAGGGCGATTGTATTATGTCTCGGGAAAGTATATTGTGCTTTCGGCTTAGCCCGTCGCTGTAAGACACTTTTATAAACTTCTTTTCCGGGCTGTGTGTCCATATCCAAG